TCACCCTTGAAAAAACTACCAGCACCGATCACACAATACTTACCTATGGTAGATCTTTGGTGTATAGACGCATTCATACCTATATGCGAATAATCACCTATTTTTACAAACCCAGCTACACTCGACCCAGGATTCATCTGTACACCATTACCTATGTGACTATCATGCCCGATGAAGCATCTATTCATTATATAGCAGTCGTCTCCCACGTATGTCAGTTTTTCAGTCGGTTTATTTATAATCGTGAGTTCTCTTATGATTGTGTTGTCACCTATGTGCACTCGCCCATAACCACTCGACGAGTGTCCTTTCCAGTCGGGCTCAGTCAATATCATAATATCATTACAATCATAATCTATAATACATAATAATTTCTCAGCACATGATATAAAAATGGTTGTATCTAAGATAGATATGCAACAATTATCAAACCTGGCCGCGAGAACAGGTCAAGACATGGAAATGTCGTATGGTACATTGTTCTTGATCGCTGTGATGGGTGTGTTCTACATCGCAGTGAGCTCGGTGGGAATTAAGACCTTCAACGACTGTGACCAAGTTCAAAATTCGCAAAAGTGGAAAAACCTCAAGATGTTTTTGAGTCACACGATGACGGCGGCCATCGCCATGATTCTCACACTTTTGTTGACTAAGATTGTGAAATCCGAAGCCGCGGCGTTCGCGCTCTTGTTCGGTATTTTCGGTCTCATCGCATCTTCCATGACTTTGGCCATGACCAATGAGTGTAGTAGCACCGCTGATAAGTCGGCTCGAAACTTTGGTATTGTTTCGTTGTTGGGTCACATACTTTTGTTGATAACATCAATTTACTTGATGATGAAGCGCCGTGGTGTGAAAATGCCAGCATTGAAGCGAGGGGGTATCCAACCAAACGCGATAATGTCTAACTATAGACCATCGCCAGGACCAATGGGTCAGCAAATTTAATCTCATATTACATTAGATGGATAAGCGAATTATCTTTTTGATATTGGTGTGTGTATTGTGTTGCATCAGTTCTATATTTGCCGCATTAAGTGGGTTGAGTGCAAAGAAATCTGGTAACATAGAAGGCACAGAAGAATTTTATATTAAAAAGTACGAACTCGAAAAGCTCAAACAAATCTTGATTGACGCTGTCGCGTCTGATACACAAATCGTACCCCCAGAAAAAACCGCAGGTGATTTTATCGAAATAGACGATTACATAGAGTACAAGATTCAGTTTTCAGCGGGCAAAGATGCGAGAGAAGAAATAATAAATCGCTCACAACCACACATAGATAAATTAAAACGCTGGTGTGCCGAACATTACGACGCACTCAACACTTTCAGAAAATCTAAAAATATGATCACCTATCTTGATGGTACACAGCTCACGGCTGAACAGTTCTATGCGAGATTTATGTTAAATATTTCAGACGAAGGAAAATTGTTACTTTTTAAAATTTGTAAAAAATAGATATGCATGTGGTCGATTCAATTCGAATCATCTTAATGCTCCTGTCTTATGTGATGCAAAAGACAGGAAGATTAACTTTCGAAGAAAAATGTAAAATATTACAATTTGTGGGTAAGCTTACGTCGGAAACAACATTCGAGGCTTGTCTTCCGTCAAACGTCGAATCTGTGCGAGTGTATAGAGACCAAGTAACACACCTGTTAGAGAGTACATAGCGTAGTATTTTGAACCATTTCTGTACTGGTAAATTCCCCAGAGTATGCTCGTGGCTATACCAGATATCACATATTCGGGTGTATAACCATCAACTTTCTTCATGTTATACACGTCACTAAATTCACGCACCAATTGATACGCACCGAGTGAACTCGCGGTAAAAACTATGATGCTGTCTGCATCCATTATAATTATTAGAGAATTTATTTCTATATACATGATAAATGAGCTCCACACCAGAATCCATCCTTGATGGATACGACAACAAGTCCCCACAGGCGAAGAAGGTCGCGGAACGTGTCAAGATGTTGACCGCGCGATACAAGAAAACGGGTGTTAACAAGGAAAACATCTGTGGTATCGTTTCCAGCTTGATGATGGAAGTCAACAGCATCAAGGCACTCAAGGGTCCAGAGAAGAAAGAACTCGTTCTTGATTTGATTTACTCTTTGATAGAGCAAATCGATGAAGGTGAAGAAGATTCCGAATTGGAAGTCGTCCTCAAAAAGATGGTTCCACCCATGATCGACAGCTTCTCCGTGATGCTAAAGATAACTAAAGGTTGTGGTTGCTTTGGTAAATAGGATGAAATTTCCAAATCTGGAAACAATGGTTATGTATGGAATTTACACAGTGAAAGACCTAATCTTACATTCACAAGATAAGCTTGTAAAAAGAAACATACGAGTGTTGAATGAATGTGACACGTGTTGTTTCGTTTTTGAAGGGCATTCATGTGATAATTGTAACTCTATTAAAAGGAACGATGTATGTATGGTTAGGTAATAATGCCGTGCTATCCGGTTGTCACAACTTACACGACGCGTCACTTTCGCCACTTTCGAGAGTGATTGTATATGTTGCGCCGAAAGGCGAATGATAAAAACACTAAAACGTGAGTGTTTCAAACGAGGAAACAGAGGTCATCAATTTGCGGCTTGGGTTAAACGTAAGTTTGGTACGCTAGTGATACACAGAGAGACCAGTTATGGCGAAGGTGTATCACTTCCGTGTGTTCTATGTCGAAAGGTCATAGATAAGTATGGCATTCGTTGGAAAGCATACGATGGAGAGACCTGGATAGATAGTTTGATCACAAAAAATATACCCAAATCGAAACCAACTAATAAACAACGTCGAATTCTAAGGTTTGGGCTTAATGATGAGTCCAAGTGCTGATTCAAGATTGTTCTGGTTTCGTTTGAGTGGTTTATCTCTCTTTAATTTGAGTGTCTCGTTTTTACCGGATGCACTCTTTATTTCATCCATCTTTTTTGTGTTTGAAATAATTGGTATTAACCGGTCTTCATGAGGTTTCATGTCTATTTCTTTGGGTTTTTCTTTGTCGACGACGCTATTATTCCTAAATTCTTCTATAGTGAGGTCCCCACCAAACACATTGAGTCTTTCACGTAGAGGTGCTATTGTTATCGAACCAAGTTTGTTGTATAACTTTTTTCGCATAATGATAATGTTACTGCATATGATACCTCCACGTGTAATTCCGTATTTATCTATGGCGTATCTTTTCATACAACTCCAAGAACAGAATCCACCGCATGTATAAAATTTACTACGTTTATCATCGTATTTATATGGGAGTTTCAAAGTTTCACCTTCAAATGGATGACAACACCACCAACACCACATACATTAAAGGAAATGGTAGTCTTTAAGTGTTATTTTTTTCTCAGCACAAAACAAACAACATGGGTGGTGGAGGAAGTAGTACCATCAACCAGGAATTCAACATGAGTGTTGTGAATGATGTCATGTATAATTCCGTGACCAATAACGAATCCATCAATGAAAACACCATGCAGAACATTCAAAGTATGGAACTCAATATATTGAAATCTGTCGGATGTAATATAAGTACCAATCAAGAGATTACATCAAGTTTTATGGCGACGACTGAACAAATTACAGAAAGTTTCCAATCCGTTGAAAATGATATCGTGAGCGAACTTCAAGCACAGGCGTCGGCGGCACTCGACAAACAAACGCAGATGGGGAACCTGCAATTCGGGGATAGACAAAACGTCAATCAAACGATTAACACAGAAATAGAAAACATCGTGAAAACTAATCTCGAAACCAATAACCTGACGAAAACGATAAATGAAGCTGTCAATATTCAAGACCAAACAATTAACATTGGTGAAGTATACTGCTTTAATGGCGAATCCCTGTCATTCAAACAAAACATATCGGCCGATCTCGCCGCACAAGCCGTTGCGAAGAACTTACTCTCGGCTGTCACGACCAACAAAATGGCAAACGAAATCATAGCCACGGGTGAAGCCACGGCTGCATCCAAGGCTGGTGGCACCGCTGAAGCCATTGAATCGGCTGGTGAGGCGGTATCGGGCGTGGTTGGTGCAGTCACCGGTCCCATGAAATTTGCGATCATTGGCGCTGTGCTGTCGTGTGTGATGATAATCATCGCCGTGGCCATGATGGGTATGTCCCCAGCTGGTCAAAACAGACTCAAGACCGCGAACTTTTCTAAAATGAAAATGCCCGGTATGCGACGTTAAATTACATTTTTGTTCTCTGTGGTGTACTGTTACCACTAAAAACAAAAATTTACAAAGACTCAAGGTACGCGATCAATTCTTCGCGGTCACCTGACTTCACGAGTGGGATGATCTTCGCGAGTTTTTCTTCATCTTCAGTTAACTCCTTCGCCATACCGTAGACGATGAATGGGTTGATAAACTTTTCTGGGGAAGCTTCCTTGATGTATTTCACCGCCTTGGAATCCTTACCCTCCAATTTTTCACGTCGAATGGTATACAGCCAGTATGCCACGACGACCAGTGATACAATCACAGCTATTGTGTTAATCTGTCTGTTCTTCATTTATATAGATAAAGAAATAATTTTTCTTTAAATTAATGATTTTGAGTATAGATGTTGGTATACGAAATCTGGCCATGTGTCAATTCGAGGAAACATCCAATCTCGTCGTGAACTGGGATGTTTCGGGTGTACCACCCGAGCACAAAGACGGATTATTTGTGTCCATGAGAAAACATCTAGACGAACGACCATGGGTACTCGATTCAAACATAATTCTTATAGAGAAGCAACCTGATAGAAATAAGAAAATGAAAATGGTAGAGAACTTTTTACATGCATACTTTGTTATAAAATCACCAAATTCAGAAACAATAATTTATGATGCAAAATTTAAGATTCCCGATGTGTGTGGTCCAGGTAAAGCACAGTATCTAAAACGAAAAAAAGTATCCATCGAGCGGTGTGAAGCCTTTTTAAATAGCAATCCCGTGAATTCACATTGGCTTCCTATATTCAAAGAATCCAAAAAGAAAGATGACCTCGCAGATACAGTGATGCAAGCCATTAGTTTCACGAAACGCGTGGAACCACTCAAGAAAACCGTAAAAAATAAAAAACTTGTGGCTAGAAAACCAAACCAAAACCAAAAAGAAACGCGTTATTCTAAATCAAATCTCGCGTGGATTTACCTTAACAAACCCGAGTGTGAGTGTCTCGATAAAAACAAGAGATTTATGAAAGATTTAAAAAGGTATTATAAAAGTATAGAGGAGCTCGCGAAAGAATGCAAAACCTCGTAGAAAAATATAAACGCGAGATGGACCGATACAAAAAAATATCTTTAATGATTAATGCTCAGGTATGCAGCAACATTCACCGAACTCCCACGTGTAATTCGAATGTTACACAGGCGAGGCGAGAAAGTCATAGTTGACTATGCAAAAGAAAATTGTAGATTATCCGAGGCGTTTCACATTACCGAGACGACTAAAGAAATCATCACAGCACTCCCCGTCGGATCTATGTCAGCCATAAAACTCACGAGTTTTGGATCGAGAGAATCGAAGATAGATGCAAGAGATTGCGCACATAATATCATAAAACATGCGAAGACGTGTGGTGTTAAGGTATGCATAGACGCCGAAGATGTGTTGTACCCAGACATATGTTATGACATGATGGGAGAACACAATACAAAAGACGATGTACATGTGTATAAAACGTATCAGATGTATAGACGCGACGCCATGGAAGAACTCTTACACGATATAGAAGGAGCACACAGGGATTCATTTAAACTCGGTGTGAAACTCGTGAGAGGTGCATACTTGAGAAACCAAAAAGGTTTATTTGATACCAAAGCTGACGTTGACAATGAATACAAAAAAGCCATGACATACACGCTCGTGTGTCCACATACACACACTATTTTAGCGACACATAATGCGCCATCACTCCGATACGCGACAAAATTTGACAAAGACCGATACGTCACAGCGCAATTGCTAGGAATGGGTAAAAAAATAGGTGTAGAGTATAGATATGTACCGGTAGGTAATTTATATGAACTCACACCTTATTTATTAAGGCGCCTCAAAGAAAGGATGTCATGGGATTAAAGATTTAAACCTATATGTAATTAACCATGCAGAAAGATGTCTTGGATCACGGATTTGTTCGCCTCGTGGACCACATGCCTCGGGAAGATGTGGATGCGGCCATCGTACAATCCGCCCGAGTCTCGTATGGAGATGGGACTAAAACCTCACGAGGAGACCGCGGACTTATTCGATATCTCCTTAGACACTGGCACACAACACCCTTCGAAATGGTGGAATTCAAGTTTCACATCAAGATGCCCATCTATATCGCTCGACAGCATATGCGCCACCGCATGGCCAGCATCAACGAACTCTCCGCCAGATACTCCGTCGTTCCGACACAATACTACGAACCAGACGTTCTACGCGGACAATCCAAAGTAAACAATCAAGGTTCAGAGGGTGTCGTAGATGTCGGAGAAGAACTCTCATCAAAGGTTTCCGAAAAACTCAGTGAATCTTTTGAGTTATACCAAGACCTTCTTGATAGAGGTACGTGTAGAGAACAAGCGCGTGGTAACCTTCCACAATCGACGTACACGGAATTCTATTGGAAGATCAACCTTCACAATCTCATGCATTACCTTCATCTACGCATGGATGAACACGCCCAAATGGAAATTCGCGAATATGCTAATGCGATTT